ACTTCCGCCCCATGGCCAGCTCTACCAATGCCTCTACCGTGCACTATGGGACCACATGGGATGATGGCACTCTACTCGAACAGACCAAGCAGCTCAACCTCGAGCAAGAAGCAAAGGACGGTATCACGCGTCATTTCCGCTTCCCCTGGGATAAGGTCGCTGCCTGCAATCCCGCTTATGGCGCTTTCGTAGAGGCTGAGCTGGCACGCCTGGGCGAGGATCATCCGCTCTTCCGGACGCAGTACCGCCTTCTGCCCCTCCCCGCCAGCGGCCGATTGTTCAGTCGGGCGCAGCTCGCCCAGCTCATAGGCGTTCATTCCCGCCAGCGGTCCCGCCAGGCCGGGAAAATCTACATCGCCGGTATTGATTATGCCGGCCAGGATGAAACGATTGATGAGCTGGTCCTTACCCGGCCGCAGCGGGATGCGACAATCATCACCATAGGTGAGGTTACCCATGCTGCAGGACAAGAGCCGGCTGTCAAAATCGTGGAGCATTACGCTTGGATAGGTACGCCCCATCACGAGCTGCATACTCAGATTGTCCATATTATCCGTACTACATGGAATTGCAGCCGTGTGGTTTGTGATGCAACCGGCATTGGCGAACCGTTGACCGCTTTCTTGCAGAAGAGCTGCGGCCCCCGTGTGATACCGTTCAAGTTTAGCCAGCTTAGCAAGTCACAGCTTGGCTTTGATCTTATCGCGTTCGTCAACTCAGGTCGCGTTCAGTGCTATGCCGGTGACGGCAGCAAAGATTTTGCCGCCTTCATGCTCGAGCTGGAGAAAGCGAAAAGCCTATACCGTCCCAACCAGACGCTCAATTTTTATGTGGATCCCGCCGATGGCCACGACGATTATTTGATGAGTCTTGCCCTGATGTTGAAAGCTACTGAGGATAGCAAGCCCAGGGTGGCCATAGGAGGTACGCGTGCCGACTGAATTTAAAGTACAGGATCTCGCTCAGCTCGACCGAGAGCGTTTCAGTGCCTATAAGTCGTCTCTGGACTTCTACAACGGAAAGCAATGGGAGCGCACCAGCAAGAACCGGCAACTCGTTCTTAACTATGCCAAAATCGCCGTTGATAAGATCACCAGCTATTTGATGAATGAGATCAATTATTCCTTTGTGCCTTTGCCCGATGTCAAACAGGGTAAAGTGCCTGCAGGCACTCTCGATATCGCCAAGCAGGCGGAGGATCTGATCTATTTTGTGCATGACCAGAATAATACTCAGGAGCTGGACTATACCACGGAGATCGACGCCGCTGTCCTGGGCGACGGCTGTTATAAGGTGACCTGGGACGCCATAAATAAGCGGGTCCGGATCACGGCGCCGGACGTCAATGGCATCTACGCCTGGTGGACCGGCGACGACCTCAATCAGACCTACAAGGTGGCCAGCCGCTACCAGCTCAGCGCCGAGGAGATCCTATCTCTTTACAAGAAAACCATTCAGAAAAAGACTGCCTTTATCACCGAGCTTTGGACGGACAAGGAATTCATACTTTACCTCGACAATGCTGTCATTGAAAAGAAGCCGAATCCTTACGGATTCATCCCGTTTATCATCTTCCCCAACCTGCGCAAGCCCAAGCAGTTCTGGGGTGTGTCCGATATCCCAGCACTTCAGGAACCGCAGAAGGAATTGAACCGGGCCCTGTCGCAGCTCAGCCGGATCCTCGAAGTGTCAGGGAATCCCATCGCCGTGCTTGAAGGTGTGGAATCTTCTGAGAATATATCCGTCAGGCCCGGTGCCGTGTGGAATATCCCTCCGGACACCAAGGCCTACCTTCTCGATCTACTGCAGGGCGGCGGCATCCGCCTCCACATCGATTATATAGACCTTATTTATCGAACTATGCATGATATCAGCGAAATCCCCCGGGCTGCCTTCGGAGGCGTCAATGCGCAGATGTCAGGCGTGGCCCTCCAAGTGGAGCTGCAATCCCTACTTCAGAAGGTGAAACGCAAGCGCCTGATCAGGACGAATATCTATAAACGCCGCAACGATATGATTTTGAAACTGTGGGCTAAGTTCATGCGGCAGGACTTTACCCAGGTGTCCCAACGGGTCCTGTGGGGTCAGGTCCTGCCTCGGGATAAGTCAGCAGATGCGCAGCAGGAACAATTACTTGTTCAATCAGGCATCCACAGCCGGCGCACAGCCATGGATAATCTCGGAGTTCGTGACACTGAGATTGAGTGGAAGAAGTGGTTGGAAGAACGGCAGCAAATACTCGAACAAAATAATGAATTTAAAGCGTCATCCACTCAGGGCGGAGCGAGAGAGCGAAAAGTCGCCCCAGAGATGGAGGCACCGCTTTAAAGATAGGAGGTTCAGATCATGGAAAACGAGACTAAAACCCCGGAGGTCGTAAATGTTGAGGCCGCTCCCCTTCCGCCCCCCGCAACACCGGCCACGCCGGAGCTCACGGAGCGCATCGCTTCGCTTGAAGCTTCGCTTGCAGAGCGTGACACTTCCCTGGCCCTGGCCGTCAAGGAAAACGAAACCTTGAAAAAGGATTTCGCAGACCTGGATATCGCACACAAGGAATCGGTTACTGAGTACCGAAAGCTTGCCGTCAGCTCCAATCCCATCTTTAACCCTGAAATGCTGGCCGGTAACTCTATCTCAGAGATCAATGCGGCCATGACACGCGTCAAAGACCTCGCGGCTAAGGTTCGTTCCAAGATCGAGGCCGACATTAAATCAATCTCCGTACCCGCCGGTGCTCCGGAACGGTCCGGACCCGATACCTCTGGCATGACAGCCAGGGAGAAGATCAGCCACGCAATCCAAAACGATAAAAAATAAGGAGTTAATAATTTGGGTACTACATTACCGGAATATGCCAAGCTTTCAAATGATGTCATGAAACAGGGCATCATCGAAACCATCCTTAAGGATGCCCCCCTGTTGACACTCCTGCCGTGGGTGGAGATCCTCGGCAATGCCCTCACTTACAATAGGGAATTGACCCTTCCTACCGCCGAATGGCATGCGGTCAATGACGACTGGACGACCAGCCCGGCCGTCACTTTCACGCAGAAGTCGGCCACCCTGGCCATTCTCGGCCAGAACGCCGACGTAGATAACTACGTCAAGCAGACTCGTTCCAATATCAACGATATTGAAACGGCGATCATCGAGCTCACCGCCAAGTCTATCCGGAATGAGCTGGAGGATAAGCTGCTCTATGGCAACAACACTACCGATCCCAACCAGTTTGACGGTCTGATTGAACAGATCGATACCGGTACCGCATCCGACCAGGTCGTTGCCACTGCCGCGGGAGGCGCTACCGCCTTCACCATGGAAATGGTTGACCAGCTCATCGATGCCGTCAAAGGCGGAAAACCCCATGTGCTCCTAATGAGCCGCAGGTCCCGCCGAAAGCTCGCCGCCCTGGCCCGTGCCGCGGGTAATAACCTTGAACATGACAATGCCCAATTCGGCTTCATGGTCGAGTACTATGGCGGCATCCCCATCCATGTGAGCGACTTCATCAAGGATATCCACACCGTAGCCGGTTCGGTTGAAACCGCCTTCAGCGGATCGACCAGCTCCACCATCTATGCCCTGCAGCTCGGTGAGGATGCTCTTTGCGGTCTGACCGGCCCCGGAGGTCTTGAGATCGTGAAGATCGGTGATATGGAAACCAAAGACGCCACCCGCACCCGCATCAAGTGGTATGCATCCCTGGCCCTGTTCAGCAATGTCAAAGCAGCGGCTTTGATAGGTTGCGCATAACGAAATAAACCTCAAATGAGGTAAGGAGTAATTAAATGGCATTTGCAGATCCTCAAGTCGGCCGCAGCGTAATCTGCGGACCCGGCCCGGCGGCCCCTACCGTTACCCTGGCGGGAACTTGTGTTGAGGGTGATGTACTCGGATATTCTACCGGCTGGAAACGTTCACTCGGAACGGCAGGCAGTGTGATCAATCCCCAGGTCATTGCCCTAAAAGGTGGCGTCAGCGGTGACGTCATTCCCGTGGCCACCGTTTGCGTAGTTAAAGGCTATACCGGTGGAACCCCTGGAGGCCTTATCTACTGCGCCGAAGGTGCCGATGCAGGCAAGGTAACCGATATTATCCCGACCACGCAGTACGATCTACTCACTGTGATCGGTGTGCTTCTGGCCGCGGATACCATCGCCTTTAACCTGTCCAATGTCCAGGTAATTCATGCATAGGCTTAAAGGAGTGACTGCCCTTTAAGTAGCCTCCTCTAAATAGTGGGCGGGGCCGGCCCGGCACCGGTCCCGCCCGGATACTCGAATGATAGGCAGGTGATCAGGAAATGACTACTTTAACGACAATGCGGGTCAATGTCCGCCGTGATCTCAAAGATGAGGACGCCGGCAACTATCGCTGGACAAATGACGAAATTGACCGGGCCATTGAAAAGGCTGTACTCGTCTATTCCGAGTATTGTCCTTTGATGCAGCTCGACGCGACTATTGTTACTGTCGATCAGGACAATACTGTTGATATTTCCACGCTCACCGACCGCATTGACGTTTTGAAAGTGGAGCATCCTATCGATGAAGAACCGTACCCGTCCCGGCGCTTCAAGGTGTGGGGCGACGTACTCACATTCCAGGACGGATACGTCGGCGATGGTGTTGAGTGCAATATCTACTGGCTGAAAAAGCATACTCTCAGCACAGCTTCGACTATACCCACTGCGCACGATCACATTATCTCTATGGGTGCTGTGGCCTTCGCCGTCAGCTCTCAGGCGCAGTACCAGGTCAATCTTGCCAATACTGGCGGCCAGAAGGTCAACAAGGATTATAACTACTGGGCAAAGGCCGCTTTTGAAGCTTTTTACGATCAGCTTCAGCATGTCAAATCCTATAATCTCAAGAAATTGGTTACCGGCGCATTAATCGCGGAGGATTAATTATGGTCCGTAAAAATACTTTGTCTGGATCCGAACAACGAAAACCTGCAAAATCGAAGCTGAAAACAAAGGCACCAGCGGAACCGAAGCTATTTAAAAATAGTCTACCCATTGACGCCTACGCCATCCGCGAGGATGAGTACGATACTTCAACATGGCAGCTTCCGCACCATACTACAAGCAAGGCCGTCGACTTCGCGTTGCTCGATCATGCCACTCTTTTACTCAGCCGATGGGGTGACCAGGGCGTCCGGTGCCATGCCGACCCGGAGCTGATTATTTTGGCAGCCCGCCACCTCGCAGATCATTACCGTGCTGCCGGCCGTCAAATCCCCGTCGCATTGTGCGTCCTGATTTAATGTCATGCTGGAAGCTACAAGACAGGTGGAACTGGTCATGCCTTTACTTCCATGCCCCTGTTTTTGGCAGATAGAGGCCATCTTTTTGAGGCCGAAAATAAAATCTGAAGCTAAATAGCTTCAAAGGAGAAAAAGTCATGGAAACCACACCCCTGGACGGTTACAAGAAAATCATCATCACTATTCTAACCATCATCGCCGGTTCCCTCGGCCTGTTCATCACCGACCCGGCCAAGGCTCAGACAGTCGGTCAGTTCCTGGTTGATGTGATCGGGCCGGCCGCCGTCGTTCTGGTCGGCATCATCTACACTATCGTGCAAGGCCAGATCGACAAGGAGAAGGTCAAGGCCGCCCCCAAGATCGCCGCTATCACAAGCGAAGCACCCCCAAAAGCTGAGAGCGTAGCAGCCCCGCAGCCGGTTGTTGCGCCTGTAATCCCGGCTGCGCCGGTTGACAACTATGTGCCCTTTGATCTCGACGCCGCGGTCGGGTCCGCCGAGGAATCCTGCCGTAAGGACGTCGTAGACGTAACCCCCATCAGCCGTGCCTTCTATTTCTACCCCATCGTCAGCCACTTCGACCTGCGAGAGGTGCCGCGGGAGAAGCGCATATGCGAAGCGAAACGCCTCATTGATAAGACTGTCGAGCTTTTCAGTGAGGCCTTCAAATATCAGACGAAGCTTCCCAAGCCCCCCACCTCCGCCGAGGCCAACAACTACCACGCCTATATGCTCAAGCTGAAAAAGGACTACGAGAAGGCCAATAACCTCACCTGCAGCGACAAGACCTTCGAGGATCTGCGCAATCTCGTGTCCTATTTCAACGAGCTCTACAACGCCCAGGACGGCCTCGCCCAGCTCACCGGCAAGACCGTGGAT